TTGGCTTCGTGTGTATTCTCAACACCCTCCGTAAGCATGTCTGCGTATTTACGCATTAACTCGTTTGCGTTTGACATTAGTACTGGCCGCCCATCAATGGATCGTCGTCTGCAGGATATGACATCGGATCAGTTGCATCCATTTCTGGGTTATCGCCTGGATATCCAGAAGTCATATCAGCGTCGAAATCTGCAACATCGCCCATCGAATCAAAGTCGCTGCGGATAGGAGCAATACCTTGATGCGCCATTTGTAAATGAGTTAACAGTTCGTCTAACTTTGCTACTGTCTCAGGAGCCTCGTCTTTAATGTCCATCATCAAATCTTCGATCATGCCCATAGTCTTAGCAAGGCGGTCCTGAACAATATCTAAAATACCGTCTTCGATGTTTTCGTTAATTTTTCTTTCGTTCACGATGTCTGCATACTTGCGCATCATGTCATGTGGGTTGCTCATAATAATTCCTTAGGTTATACCATAATAAAATTTCAATGGCATAACAGGTATGCCTAATTGTTTAGCTATGTTAAGTCTGTGATTACCTTCGCCGAGGATCGCAGAATACTTAGCACCGCCAAGCCTATATACATTCAACACACCATAATCTCTTATCCCGGTCTGCTGGATATCTTTCTTCAACTCTTCAAATTCGTCTGCTGTCATCTTTCCTGTGTAATCATTGACTAAATCACGATCATATTCTTTATATTGATCGATTTGTCTTATTGGAAAGATAAGCGTCATTGAATCGTCTATTCTATAATTGTGTTCAGTATATAACCTAATACAATTATCTAATGTTAAACGAGGACTACCAAAATATTTATTTAATAATCCTCTTAGTTCTTTTTCTGATCTAATCCACTGCGAAAAAGATCCGGAGTGATCTACTCCTTTGATTTTTCGTGGACGATATGCTGTAGACTGTGACCCAGGATCTTCTATTCTCTTGGGCGCAGGACGCGGAGTCTGATTCCCCACATCTTTAAACGAACTTATCAAATCTGATAAGATGTCGTCGTCGTCTTCAAACAAATCGTTTAGAAACATTATTTGTCTTCTAACTTCTTGCGCATTTCTGCTTTAGTCATGCCGTGCTCTTCCTTAAACTCCGCACCAGACATTGTCTTGAGGTCGTCGTCAAGTTCAGACATTTTGCTTTCTTTAACAATGCCGTTCCAACGTGCTTGCAATTTACGTTTAATTGCTGCTGTCTCTTTAAGAGATCTTGCATTGTCGCCACCAGCTACTGCTTTATGTGCTTTTTTCTGTTTGTGCAAATCATTCCCTGAATCTTGCATTGTCTTAGAATCGATAGTCTGTGACTTAGGCTCGTTAACATAACGTCCTTCATCTGGGTGATCAACTTTGAGATCGTCTACCTTACCTTCATTTAAAACAACAGTCTCTAAAAGTTTCTTCATACCTGTTGATTCAGCTGAAGTCGGTGTAGAGGCTGACTCAATTCCTTCAACTGCTTGTAATAATTTTTTCATATCGCTCATAATTGTTTCCTATTAATATCTGTTACCTTGGGGTTTAACTGAAGTTGTATTAATTGTATCAACCATATTAGATAACTCCTGGATAATATCCTCTTCACTCATGCCTAATTTATCATATTCATTAAGAATATCGTTTATCTTACTCATCATATAGCGGACCATATGTCCAGGACTATCAAATGCAAATCCTTCATCTAACTTCTCAAACTCTTCTTTTAACGACATTCCGTTAACACGTCTAGTCTGTTCTATTGCAGCTTCTACGCCTGGGCTATCATTATTTTCTGCAATGTCGTTTAACTTAGCAAGAACATCGCTCATTAGTGGGTTGTTCATTTATAATCCTTAGCAGTTGGTAGTTTATTCTGCTGGCTGCCAACTGGACTTTTTGTCCCCTGGGGTAATTCGTTTGTAGTTTTTCCATCTTCAGTGCCTGGAGCATCAAATGGATGCTGTCTAGTTTCGAGTTCCTTGAGCATACTTTCGTTGTACTCGTCACCGAAATGAGGATCCATTTTTACATCTTCGTATTCAGTTCCTAGTATAGCTTCGCCTTTAATCACTTCTGGAAGCTCTCTGTCTCCTTCTTGGCTTGCAGTATATACGCAAATATGGGTCATCGGCACGCCAGCTCTTTCATAAAGCAAGTGTTGAATCTCTTCTGAGATCGCAGGATAACCTAATGTCACCTCAACTAAGTTGATTTCTACTGGACCTAGTTTAGGGAAGTTAATGATATCTTCCTGCACCGGTAAACGTTTCGGCTTACTGATGCTTTCTAATTTGTATGCATCAAGTGCAGATTCAATTAAATCCATCAATTCAGAGGTCGCTTCAACTGCAAGTCTTAATCTGAATTCGTAGACCTTTTTTGATTCTGCATAGTGTTGTGTAAAACTTTTCATAATTTTGTCATCCTATATTGCTATTTATAAACTTTAGCTTTTATCTTCGTTGCCCTTATTAAGGATTTGTTCTAATAGAGCATTACGATCCAATACTGTGCCTTGTCCTTCTGCTGGGTCTTCTGTTTTACCAGCGTCCTTATCCAATTTGGCTTTCTTTAGCTGCAATTCGATCATTTTAATTTTCTTATCTAACTTTGCAGTCTTTGCAGTGATCGCATGACCTAATAACGAACTCGCTACCTCAAACAATTTACCACTGTGTCTAGGTTCTACATTCATACCTAAGGCCATTAGTTCGTCAAAACTTTCTTTTGCAGCGGCAGCAAGTTCGTCCATTTCGTCATCGCCGGTATCTAGTGATTTGACTGCCGGGAGAGCTGCATCAATTTTATCTATTGTTTCGTTAACGTGCTGAATGGTTTGCTAATTCTCAGAAATTTGAATTTGTGTGTCTTCTTCGGATACCAGTACTTCATTGTCTACTGTGGGCAAGTCGAAGAGCTCCTCTAATTTACGCGTCATTGTTTGTTCCTCATTAACGTATTTATTAATAAATACATGTATGCGTTTATTTGAACTCACTGATGGGAAGAGTAGCGTAGTACCAGACAAGAAGTATCGTCGAACTAAAGCGAATTTACCTAACCCTGCTTCATTTCCAGACAAAGAGGATCCTGTATTTCCAACTGGCTCACCGCCTGCTGGAATGGGAAAATCTCCAAACAATCTCAGAAACTCGGGCGGACGTTAACGTTTCTTCTTTGGGCCTTTCTTCTTAGGCCCGGTGTGATATATGTCAAACTCTGTGACTATTCGGAAAGTAACTCCCTGAGATTTGCACCATGCTCTGGCCGCTGTCCATTTAGCTGTGTTCAAAGCGACAGATGCTTTATCTCTCATTGACTTTGTATTCTCCATTGCTACCTGGCTGAACGGCTTCACTTCGATCACTTCGCCTTTTCTCTGTCCTTTCTTATTCATGTAGACAATAAAGAAATCAGGTATGTAAATAGTTTTCTTACCGGTAAACGGATTTACATAAGGGATCATTATGCTTTCAGACGACCACTGTATTATAGCTGGGTTATTGTCACAAAATCGACAGAATGAATTCTCCCAGGATGATCTGTAATACGGAAGTTTCTTACCTGCGTACTTCTCTGGGTTTAATATTTGATACGTGCCCTGAGCATATTTGGACATTATGGAAGAAGGGTGCGGGCAATATGAGAACTGATAGCAGGAACGTTTGATACGCCTATTAGGCTTGTGTTTTTACGAGATAGGTTTAAGAACATCGCCAGGTATGCATCGACCTTTAAGGCGTCAAGATTCTTAAATTCATCTAATACAGATATAGGATTAATTTTATTATCAAATGCTGTTATTATGATTGCATGAACAAGAGCGTTAGTGGCTTCTTTATTATCAGCCATTGGCTCGAAGAAAGCAAATAACGCATCTACGACATTTTGTGTAACCGAGATGTCTTCCTGGAAGTAATTGTTGAAATACTCTACTGTCTCTTCTAGATCTATAGTTGGTAAATTAGTTGATATTGCCATTGTATTATCCTACGCTGTTTGGGTCAATTGCTGGATTAGAAACATTTTGTGCAGGCTTAGCAGTCTGATCAATTGCTGCACCGTTACTGCTAACTGAACCTGTATTCTGAGTCGGATTGTTTCTGGTATTCTCAAATGCATCGTCGATTGAACTATTCACCAGCTGTGTTGCATCATTGACAACTTTATTTATTTGATTGTTGATTGTCGGAAAATGGAATTGTGACAGTGGAGTCCCTGATAGCACTTCGTTAGTTAAAGCTGCAATCTGAGAACCAGCAATACCTTTAATATTTTGATTTAATATTGATCCTACATTACCTCCATTGAGCAATGCTGGTACTATTCCTCGTGCTAACGATCCAGCTATATCATTGAGATCCGCTCTGTTAGTTAACGGTCCACTCGGAACATCTGCAATTGTATCTCCCAATGGACTAGGAGCAAGATCATAATGCAACGTAGCAAATCCATCTACTGTATCAGCTGATGTGACCCCAGTGCGATACTTTACAACTTCGTAAGACACTGTCATTTCGTGTTCCATTACTCTGGTATGATCACTTACGTCATGGCGTCCATGCCCGAATTCTTGAATGATGGGATTAATCAATGTATATTCCGTAAACTGTTTCTGACTAAGACTATAAATCTTAATAGCTGAAAAGAACGGATCGTTCTCAGGTTCGAAACCCCAATTTTGTGTTGCTCTGTCTTGGTATTTGTGCCCGTCCCTATAAGTAAAATGTTGAGGGGCGGTGTCCTTAAAATAATGTTTGTAGTATGCATCCCACAAGCTAAGAACTACGTTAGCAGTATCGTCATGGAATGTCATTTTGACATCATTGTAGTTAATGCGCGACTGGATTGCATTCTTTCTATTATAGGCTGATAAGATTTTACGATCGATACTGTATCGAGGTAAGTCAACTGCCTTGACAAGCATCCCTGCGTCAAGTTTATGATTATTGCTAATCGCAGTTGCAATAGAGCCAAACTGAAACGCCACATGGAATAAAAATCCCTGCTTTGGTGCTAACCTGTAGTTATCATCAACAAACAGTTTAGTCGCATGTGTGAAGTTCTTTACTTGGTCCCCTACTCCTAAGGGCTTTAAGAATGCATTTGCCATTTATTAACCAGTTGCGGTAGAGCCTAATGTACGACCAACGTTCGAACCAACACCTGTACCAAGTGGAGTCTGTAACGCATTATCGAAACGCATACTCATTTGAATAGTAACAACGTCGGTACCAGATGCATAAGCAACCTGACCGTAATTGACCTGTGTAATAAAGCAGCCGTACAATTCCCATGTTTCTAATACAGTAGGTTCGTGTACACCGTTACCACCGTCTAACATTTCTAAACGTGTGATAAATTTGTAATCAATACCCGATGCAGCAGATGCCTGCTCCATGAAGTCTTGTTGCTTTTGCATTTGTTCGCCGACTAAGCGAGACACTTCGCCTGACGCATCGTCACGTAAATTAATTTGGGTTGGTTCCCAATTTGGTTTACCAGCTAAATAGATGATGCTGTTGTAAACGTCAATTGGAATTTCTGGGAAATTCGCTGTAGGACGTTGGAAATCGATTACCTGTTTCGTTAACTCTGAACGTGGTGTGCTAACACCAAATCCTTCAAACGTTACACGGAAACGATAAGCTAATTTAGGCATCAGCATACCCTGAGCGCTTGCACTCTGGTCAGATGCTAATGGCACTGTGAATCTTGTTAATGATGAAACTGACATAATATTATGCTCCTTACTTTCTAATATTTATCGATTTTTGGCATGATATCGAGACAGTTAAACAATCCATAATATACATACTTTATTTACTACAATCAAAATAAAAGGGCTGTTTCCAGCCCTTTTATTACGGTTTTATTAACCGCTGATTTCGCCAGTGTTAAGAATTCTTACTGGAATAAAGATAAACTCAACTGCTTTAATCGGCTCAATAGCGATGTCAATAAATAACTCATTTCGATCAATACGATCTGGTGTGTTATTGGTTGTATCACAAACTACAACGTAGTCGTTCAACGCACGTTTAGCAACCAAGTCATTCATAAACTTCTCAACTGCTTGCTTTGCTTCGTCACGTGTTAACTTATCATTTGGCTCAAAGATAAACGGCTTAGCAATAAGGTCAAGCGTAAAGCGAATGTGTGCTACAAGACGTGCAACGTTAATACGATCCAACGCTGTTGCGCCAGCCCCTGAACGTGTCTTCTGTCCGAAAACAGTAACACCACTACCAGAGATATTTGAGATTGGATTAATGTTTTGTCCTTGTAGGACATCACGCAATCCTTCACCAATACCTACAGTATTGAACTCGCCGGTCACACGGTCAACGAAGCCAATTGACGATACGTTGTCAACAAGTCCGCGGCGTATACCAGCTGGTGCAAACCATGGGAACGATACGTTGTCACTGCGGATGATTGTACGCAATGCAATGTAGCTCGATGGCATAACTACGCTGTTACCATCCAAGTCAGTTGTTAAACCACCCGGGTAATAAACTCCTAAGAAATCAGAGAATGTAGTAAGACCATCAACACCTGTAGACTCAGCTAATGCGGCATTACTACCCCAGTTCTGAAGT